AACTTCAGATATTAAATATATGATTAGATATTATCCTTGGCAAAAAGATAATGTTTATACTCAATATGATGATAAAGTAAATTTAGACGGCACTAATTTTTATGCGGTTGTCGAACCAAATAACAACGATTCTGGTGATTATCGTGTTTACAAATGTTTAAACAATAATAACGGCTCAGCTTCTACTACTCCACCAAATTATAATGCTGAAACAAATCAGCAGCTTTATTTAATGCCTGATGGATACTTGTGGAAGTTTATGTATTTCTTAACTGAGCAAGAGTTTGAAGCGTATAATGCGGTCGGTTATATTCCATTGCCTGGAACTTTTAATGAAAATCCAGCAAACACCGCAATCACTGGTTCACCAGTAAGTAGTATCTTTGTAGAAAATTATATTGATAACAACGGTTATGTTCATATCGATAGTGCTGCAGTATTCGGCCCTGCTCAAAACGATGGAACAATTGTAATTACTGCAGAAGGTTTATCAGAAATTAGTAATTACTATTCTGGTATGACTGTATATATTACGATTAGTTCAACACAAGAGTCGCATGCTTACACTGTTGATACTTACACATTCGAGCAAGGAACCGGCAGAGGTAGATTTAAAGTACAAGGCGATCCTTTAGGAGACGGAGTCGTAAATGGCTCGTCCGCTAAAATTGTACCTACAGTAGAAATATCAGGAGATGGAACTGGCTGTACAGCAATTCCAAAATTGGATGATGGGACAATTAAAACCATTGAAGTAATCAATACAGGATCAAATTATAATAATATTGTTGCTACAGTAAAAGATCCGTTATTTAATTTTGATCCTGACGATAATAATTCTATTGATGTTAGGGCTGTTTTAAGACCAATATTGGCTCCAAGAGGAGGCCATAACTATAACCTAATTGATGAGCTGCAATGCCGTCATGTTTTACTATATGGTTATATTACAGAAACAGATAATAATGCAATTGGTAAATCAAACAGTTATTCTGTGGTTGGATTAGTTAAAAATCCGACATTTACACCTGATCCTGCAAACAATCAAATTACAGATTCACCAACGATTTTTGACAATAGAATTGAAATTATTACAGATGATTATTCAAAAGTAACAATCAATTCTTTAGTATCTCAAATCGATGTAGATAATAATAAAACATTTGAAGGTAGAGTTCATTCAGTAAAAGCAAGTTCTAATTCTATTTTCTTGTGTAGTTATATGGGTCCTTATGTAAATCAAGCAAATAATGATATTGCTTTAGACCCTACTAAAGATTTGATCAATGCAACAGGTCAAAGATTGCAAATAAATACACCAGTAGCCAACAATATTATTGAATCACGGTATACCCAAAGATCTGGAACAGTGTATTTTATGGAAGACTTTGTTCCTCTTGAACGAACAGAAACTTCTAGAGAAGAATACAAGCTAGTCTTGGAAATTTAAGGAAACATAAGTAGATGCCTATTAATACAGACTTAAATATCGCGCCATATTTTGACGACTTCGATATTGAGAAACAGTTCTACAAAATCCTGTTTAAACCAGCGTATGCTGTACAGGCGAGAGAGCTTACTCAACTTCAGACAGTTCTTCAAAACCAGGTCGAACAATTTGGAGATAACGTCTACCAAGAAGGTAGTGTTATTAAAGGTTGTAACTTTACAGATCTCAACGGTTTGAAATATGTAAAAGTTGTAGATAAAACCGGATTCGACGTAGAAACTTTTATTAGTGGACCGTCCATCATCACTGAAAGTGGTGTTGAAAAAGAGGTAGACATTGTTTACGAACTCGAAAGTGGTACTGGACTTAAGGCATCGGTCATTACTGCTTCTCGTGGTTTCGAAACACGTCCACCAGATCTAAACACTTTTTATATTAACTATTTGAATACTGAAGATGCAGGTAAATCTGCGTTCGCGGCTGGTGAATTAATTACCATTAACAAATATGTTTATGAAAAGTCTGCAGAAAGAACTGATCTTCAAGAGCTTAACGTTGCTACAATTAACGTTACTCTTCAAACAGATCACGAAGGTGATTCATTCGGTATTCAGGCATCGCCGGGTGTTATCTTCCAAAAAGGTCACTTCTTATTTACAGCAGCGCAAACTCTAATTGTTTCTAAATATACAAATCAACCTGATTTAAAATCTGTTGGCTTTGAAGTAAAAGAAGAATTAATTACCGCATTACAAGATGGTTCGTTGTACGATAACGCTAATGGATCTAAAAACGAAAACGCTCCAGGCGCTGACAGACTTAAAATGGTTCCAAGTCTGGTGGTTAAAGAAACATCAGTGGCAGATACCGACGTTAACTTTTTTACGTTAATTAGATATCAAGAAGGTAACGCTGTTCAATTGCGTGACGTTACTCAGTTTAATTCTATTGCCGAAGAATTTGCAAGAAGAACATATGAAGAATCTGGCAATTATGTATCAGACAAATTTAGATTAGATTTAGATAGAAGAAACGACAATCTAGTTGTGCTTGTGGGTAAAGGCACTGCATATGTAAAAGGATTCAGAGTAGAAAACTCTGGTAAAATTTCTTTTAATGTCGATAATGTAGCAAATACTGTTACACAAAACGACCAAGCTATTTCACTTGACTATGGATCATATGTAGATATTACAGACTTAAGTGGCACATTTGATCTAGATTATAGTCCTGTTTCTTTACAAAACGGAGGCGGCAGCGTAATTGGTTTAGCTTTCGTAAGAAACGTAACAAAAGAAAAATTATATCTATTTGGTGTTAAAATGACACCACCAAATGTATTTGAATCAGTAACAAGAATTGTAGGTACTAGTGGTGTAGCAACTATTGCCGCATCTTCAAAAGTAAAAGAATTTAAAAATTCTCCTATGATATTTGATTCAGGAACATCTTTCTTAAGATCAGTATCAGATACAATTGTTCCAGTACGTGGCACAGATAACAACGTATCAGTATCAGGAGACTCAATTACAATTACGTCTGCAGTTGACGAAGATTTTGCAATTAATCAGGACGATATGGTTTTTGTAGATGCTACAAATACTCAGGTAGATATTGTAAGTCATAGTGTTACAAACAATAGTACTGAATTAACAGTGAATCTTGATCCTGGAGTTTCTTCTCCGGCCGGTCAGTTATATTTTAATAAGAGATTAAAAGGCACGAAAGGTAATTCGCACGCAAAACTTGCTAAAGAAGTGTATGTAAAAATTACTTATTCATCAGCTACAGCAAGATATAGTTTGGGGTTCCCTGATGCTTACGAAATTCTAGGTGTATGGGAAGGCTCCACCGGAACTGGTACAGACATTAAAGATAGCTTCAAACTATATAATAACCAAAACGATCACTTCTATGATATTTCATATATGGAATATATTAGCGGTCGTCCTCAGCCAGCAAATGGTACAGTTACAATTAAATTAGGAGTATTTGAACCAGTAACATCTTCAGGTTCATATTTCTTTAACATTAATAGTTATCCTATTGATGATAGTGCTACACCTGCGGCAAACACAATAAAATCTACAGATTTAGATACTTATATTAGTTCTACTGGAAGAGGTTATAACTTAAGAAACTGTTTTGATTTCAGACCACATGTGGATAAAGATTCAAACGTGGCTTATACTCATACTTCTGCTTCTGGTGCAGGTACTGTTACTACCGCAGTCGGAGGATATACATTAGCATTTACTGGATCATTTGCAGTTCCAGCTTTATCTTCAAATATTACAACAGACGTAGAGCATTATCTAGGAAGAGTTGACTTAATTACTATCGATTCTTACGGTATTACTTCGATTGTAAAAGGTGACGAGTCAGAAAATCCAGTTTCTCCGAAAGTTGGCCCAGACGAACTTGTAATTGGTCAAGTTAATATTCCTGGCTATCCTGTTCTATCTTCAAGAGAAGCTCAAGAGGCAGGTAAGTTAGATTGTGCTGTTAAAATTAAAGGTAAAGGCACACAAGTTTATACAATGCGCGATATTGAAAAAATTGAAAAGCGCATTGAAGGTCTTGAATACTATATTTCTTTAAATCAATTAGAGCAAAGCACAGAAAATCTTACAGTTTTAGATGAAAACGGGTTGACAAGATTCAAAAATGGTTATATAGTAGATCCAATGAACGACACGGTAATTGCAAATACCGATGATCCTAATTATAAAGCTGCTATTCATTTTGATAAAAGCATTCTTACTCCTGCAGTAAAAACATATCCAATTGATTTAAAATATAAATCATCGACCGGTGCTTCTATTTTCCCAACTGTAAACGAAGCAGAAACAGGAACTCTTGGCAGAAATGCAAACATCAAGTTGTTAGGTCAATCTTATGCAACTAATTTTAGAAACTGCGTAAGTAACTTTTGGAAATACAGCGGTAATGCAGAATTATCACCAAGCCACGATATGGCTCATGATACTGTTCAAAACCCAACTCCAGTTGAAATTGATTTAGTTACTCCATTCCAAGATCTTCAAGAATTCTTACCTATTACTGGTGAGCAAAGAGGGGCTGTTCAAGAATCACTTGCTAGTGAAACTTGGAACGGTAACAGAAGAACGAGAGTATTTAACAGAACAGAAGAAGTAACTCAACAAAGCATTCAAGTAAACGACGTAGGCTCAAATTTAGTTGGTGATTTTGTTACTAACGTAGCGTTTAATCCATTTATGAGAGCTCGTGATATTAAGGTTTATGTTTCAGGTCTGAGACCAAACACACGACATTATTTCTTCTTTGATGGAACTGCTGTAGATGCGCATATTACTCCTGGCACAGTCAACTCAGATTTTGCTAGAGATATTGGAAGATTCGGATCGAAAGGTGATATTGTAAAATCAGATGCAAACGGTGTATTGAGAGCAATATTCTCGATTCCTGACGCAACGTTCTATGTTGGCGACAGAGTTTTAACTGTTGTTGATGTTGCTCAATTCTCAAGCATTGATTCAGCTTCTACTTCTAAAGCGGAAATTGCATATCATGCTTACAACATTTCTCAAGAAAAATCAACACTTTCTACACGAGTTCCTGAGGTTACAGAAATTTCAGAGACAACAACACGAAACCTTGCAAATAGAGTAGAAACACGCCGCTTCGGCGGTGATCCTCTTGCTCAAACATTCTTTATTAAGAAAGGTATGGGTAAAGGTTCAAATACCGTATTTATTTCAAAAGTTGATTTATTCTTTAGACGTAAAAGTAATATAAACGGCGTAACAATTACACTTCGCGAAGTTATCAATGGTTATCCATCAGGTACTATTTTGCCATTCTCTAAAAAGCATTTAAAAGCTTCTCAAGTAAATGTTTCAAATGACGCAACAGCGGTTACTGAAATAGAATTCGATGCACCAGTTCGTATGGATGTTGAAAAAGAATATGCAGTGGTAATTATGCCAGATGCCAATGATCCAAATTACTTGCACTACACAGCAAAAGTTGGTGGTACTGACTTTGTGACGGGTGGTTCGGTTGTTATGGACTGGGGTGACGGTGTTCTATTTACATCAACAAACAACCGTGCATGGAAATCATATCAAGACGAAGATATTAAGTTTAACTTATATCGTCATGAATTTAACAATGCAACTGGTACCATTACACTTACAAACGATGATCACGAATTCTTAACATTAAGTGACTGGGATGGAAGATTTACTCCAGGCGAAATTGTCTACAAAGATGTAAGCGCTGGATACAGTGTTGCTATGGTTCAAAATACAAATGTAATTACACAGTCAGGAAATGACTTTGCTGTCGATTATGCAGCCGGTGATTACATCATGGTTACAGCTGGAAGCAATTCAGAAATCTTTAGAATCGCAAGTGTTGATAGCTCAACTCAAATGACTACAGATCATCCATGTCCATTCAATGGAGCAACTGCAACTGGTAAACCACTTGTAGCTGGTATTGTATGTCATTATAATAAAAGAACAGCAAATGAGCTTCATATAAAACAAAGCTCTGCTACAAATAGTAAAAAGTTTGTTGCAACTGATACCATTACTGGATTTACGAGTGGAACAAGTGGTACAATTGGTTCTGTAGATAATATTAATGTGAGCTATATTCAGCCATTGATTCAAAAATCAAATGATTCAGTAACTACTACACAGCTTAAAGGTACATTTACTGATCCTGGTAATCTTTCTGCAACATATGATATGAATATGAACTTTGGCCAGAATAACGAGTTTACTCGCAAAGGTGCAGTAATTTACAGTAAATCAAACAACTTTATTAATCCGAAAACATTTGATATTAAAGTAGATATGGCTAATAAGTCTAATGTAACATCAACTCCATTTGTTGATTTAGAATTAGCAACGATATTAGCATATCAATATCAAGTTACAAATACTTCAGCAACTACATCAAAATATATTTCAAGACGCATTGAGTTAGCGGCAGATTTAGATGCCGAAGATTTAAATGTTTTCTTAACGGGATATAGACCAAACGGTACTGACATTAAAGTTTATATTAGACCACAGCATACGCAAGACAGCTCAGCGTTTGATACAATTAACTGGATTGAGCTTGAAATGATTGAAGGTAAAAATACATATTCATCTTCAATTAATACATCAGACTTTAGAGAGTATCGTTATGCTGTAGCTGATGCTAATAAAAATTCTGGTGTACTTAGATATACAAGCACGGCTGGTACATTTGATGGATATAGAGCCTTTTCAATTAAAATCGAACTCTTAGCTCCAAATCAATTTAATGCGCCGTTTGTTAAAGATTATAGAGGGATCGCATTAACATGATAAATCCAGCATTGCGCAGAGATGAAAATAGCGGAGCTGTACTTAATACCGACGTCACAGCTTTAAATAAATATAAACAAGAAAGAGCATTACGCCGTAAGGTTGACCAGCTTATTCGTGATTGTGATGAAGTAAAGCAATGCTTAAAAAACGTTAATGAGCGATTAGAAAAAATAGAGAAACAAATCAATGTCCAAGCCTAATATTACAGAAATAGCAACAACCCAAACATTTCAGAATTGGTTAGATAAAACCAATGAAATGGTTTTGCTCTTTAAAAATAATACTATGACTGCTTCGGGTACCGGCGATAGCACAACTGGTGATGCTACTCTTATTGGCGACTTTACGGCAAACAGTGTTGTTGTATTTGATGAACTTCAAACAGATGCGGTAGCTGCCAGAACTGCTGGTGGAACTATTGCTTATGCTTCTCCAGTTACAATTACAGGTGCTACTCAGTCAGTTGTAGCTACTTTCCAATATACCGCGTCAGGTGGTAGAACACGATATACCAACGGTGCATATGCATGGGATATTGGTATGGAAAATAGTACTACAACTAATTTCATCATGAATTCTCAAGCAGGTACACAGCTTACTTTAACACCTAACGGTGTTCTTACAGTTCCAAGCATTATCGTAACTTCTGAAATTACTTTCCCAACCGCGAATGGCGTTGCTACTGGTACAATCGAAGTTGCTAACGCTACAATTTCTGATACGTTAACTGCAAATACAATTAATGCAACTCTAATCAATTGTGATGATATTAGAGGAAATCTTTACGGAGACATTTTTACGCCAGACGGAGTAAAAGTTTTTGAAAACGGACCAGGCAGTGGTCTTCCAGCGACATTTACAGGTAACGTTTTAGGTACAGTAAGCTCACTTACTAACCATAATACAAATGCCCTTACAGAAGGTGCTAATAACTTTTATTTCACGACTGCAAGAGCAAGAGCCTCCTTGCAAGGAGGAACGGGCGTAACTTACGATTCAGCGAACGGTATTATTTCTATAGGACAATCGGTCGGTGAAGCCGCTGATGTTTTATTTAATACAGTAAGTGCGACAGGAGATATTACTGCGTTTGCTTCTGTTTCTGATATTGCAATGAAAGAAAATATTAATCCAATTGAAAATGCTTTAGATAAAGTAATGCAGCTCGGTGGATATACATTTAACTACAAAAACAGACCCGGCGAAGAAATGACTGGTGTTATGGCTCAGGAAATTGAGCAAGTATTGCCAGGAATTGTATATGAAACAACAGACCCGGAAACAGGTGCATCGACGTACGCAGTTCGACATGGAAATCTAGTAGGATTACTTATAGAGGCCATTAAGGAACTATCGGCAAAAGTGGGGAAGTAAATGCCTATTAAGACATCGGGTCCCATTAACATCCAAGACATTATTGATGAGTTTGGCGGTACTGGATCACTGAGTGATTATTATCGTGGTGGTAATTATGTGCCCAATAAAAATGCAAACTCTGCTATTCCCGTAGCAGGATCTGGTCTTCCTATTTCTTTGGGTCAATTTTACGGTGCTACTAAAATTATTACTTTAGAATTTAAAGCGTATGGTGGCGGTGGAGCTGGTGGTTCTGGTTTTGAAAACAATTCTGATATTGTAAGTAATGCGGGATCGGGCGGAGCTACAGGTATTATGCTTATGTCAACTTTTGATGAACGTGTAGATGTAAACGGCGGCGTGGTACCTGATGTAATTGCAAGAAATTATTTTATACAAGGTGCATTTGACTTAACACGGGACGGACAAATATTTAGCCCGTCTGCAGCGGGCACGTTTGGTGGACTAGGCGGACTCAATAACGCGTTCAGCGATGCTAATGCGACTGCTGGAGAAGGTTCTGATTTTGGTGTAGGTGGCGCAGCAGCCGCTCGAAATAGTGCTGGTGGCTCGGCACCTTGGGGGCACTGGGGTGCAGCTGGCGGTGGCGGTGGCGGCGACCAAGGTAATGGAGATAGCTATGAATTCTTTGGTTTGATTAACAGAGGTGGCGCTGACGAATGGGGTAAAGCCGGCGCAGGTGGACAGCATGACGGAAGATGGGAAGGCAAACTTGATATAGATGTAGAAGTAGACTATGTCGTACAAGTTGGTAAAGGTGGAACTCCAGCATTTGATGTAGGTAACCACGACGGCGGTTACGGAAATCCAGGCTATATGGAATTTACTGTGGATAGTGCTGCTAATCAATTATTCCAATTTGCACCCAGTGGCGGTGGATCTAACGCTGATAGAAATAAATCGTATTATTTTGGTTTTCGTGTAAATAGAAATGGCACAGTAACAAGATTTCCTGTACCTACTAGTGGAGTAGTATGATGGTAGATTCAAATATTTTTCGAGGCTATTATGATATTCTAGACGAAGCATTAGATATATTTCCAATCAGTATCCAAACTACGTTAGAATTCGTTAGACGCCAAGATACACATTCAGTTGTAATTTACATCCGCAATAACTCAGAAGAAATCAGAAAAGATATAGATAACTTTGTAGGCAAATATGGATTTTCAATACCAAGAAGATTATATGAGCCTGGCCCTGAAGGAACAAGAACCGGTTTAATTGCCATTGATTTAGGCACGCTGAGTACTGAAAGTCTTAGAATTTATGTTACCACAACTCATAATAAACCTGCCGACTTGGGTACAGAATGGCATTGGGGAAATGGTTATTATTTAAATAAGCAAGGTAATGTGTTAGGTAAAAAACATTATCATATTAATTTAAAACTAAGAACCATGAAAGTAGATTATTTTGACTCAGAAGATAATTTAGAAGCTTCTGGAACAGATCAAGAAAATATTACTGATGATTGGAAAATTTGGGGAGGTCCTGAAAACTTATACAATGATGTTGTGAAAAGCGGTTTGGGATACTCATTTGGACATAAAACAAAAAAAGATCAAGGCTATTTTGTTGTAGCACTTCCTGGGCAACGCTACGGCTAATTATTATAAATAATAAGAAAAACATACAAGGGTAATAGACGCATGTCAAAGATTTCAGAATTAGGTCCGATAAAAGGCGCCAATACCAGATCCGAGGACCTCTTTGTCATTGTTAACTTGATTCAGGGTGACGACGGTACAAAAAACATAACTCGAAAAGAGTTAGTTCAAGCCATTCAATATGAGATTTTTGATAGAATTACCATTACTGGTGGATCAATCAGCAACGTTACGATCAGAAATTCTCAGATCGACAACAACACAATGAATCAAAACACCTTTACCAACGGTGATATCGAAGATACTGATATTGCTCGTGGTACTATGGATGGCACAGATATTCGTAATGTTGCTATTGCAAACTCTACGATTGAAGGCTCTGATTTCTCAGATGGTACTGGTAACAATAACGTCTTTACAAATACTATTGTAGATCAAGGCCAGTTAAATAATTCGACTGGTAATAACGATACATTCACAAATTCTACAATTGATGACTCATTCTTCAATAACGTTACAATTGAAGGCGGTACTGCAAATAACCTTATCCTTACAAACATTCAAATTGATGAGCTTATTCTTGAAGATGCTGTTATTTCTAACTCAGAGATGTTTGATACAGCGATCTCAAACAGCACTGTTGAGAACTCAACAATTTCTGGTAACACTCAAATCTTTGACGTTGATATCGCTAATGCTGATATCCGTGATACAGATTTAGATAATGTTACAATTACAAATTCCAGATTTGCAAATGGCGATATTTGGGATACTCGTATTGCTAACTCAGAAATTGTTGATACAACCGCAAACAATATTGTAATTACAAATTCTGAACTCAATGATAGTACAGCAAACAATGTTCAAATTACTAATTCTGATTTCTCAGATGGTACTGGTAACAATAACACATTTACTAATCCAACATTGCAAGACGCTACACTTACTGGTAGCATGGATCAAGTTGTTGCAACAAACATTACAATTTCATCTTCAACTTCTGATGGATTAGAACAAAACAGATCTAAAATTGAAAACTCAGATCTAAACGAAGTACGTATTGCTAACTCAACTATTGATGAGTCACAGCTTGCTGACTTCAATATGGAGCTTACAAAAACATTCGAAGCTCCAATCGATGAAGATTCTTACTTTGCTCTAAAGAACGTCAAAACTGGCGAAACTGAGCAAATGACATATCGTCAGCTTTATGACGAGTTTTCTAGAAAAACAAATAAAGCTCTTAAAGTGCATGTTGCTTCAGATGGTGACGACGCAAATCCTGGTACTATTCTTCAGCCAGTTCGTACTCTAAAAAGAGCTGAAGAACTTTGTTTGGAAAAAGCGGGTGGATTGTTCGACCGTAATGACATTAATAATGCAGTTCATATTTCGGTAGGTCCTGGTACTTACTATGTTGATGAGCCAATTATGCTACCAGATGATTGTTCTATGACATCAACAGCTGGACAGTATGCAACAGTAATTCAAAAGAAAAAAGGTTGGGAGCGCACTAACGGTGTTCTAGTTGGATCTGGCTGTTATGTTCAAGGTTTCTCATACATGAACTTCGAGGTTGATAACTTCGACCAGCCTGAAGGCGGATTTGCAATTGCTTATCGTCCAGGTGCTTTACTACGTCGTTCACCATATCTTCGTGACTCTACACAGCTTTCAAACTTTAATCGTTTAGACGTTGAGCCACCACTTAACCCATTTAACTCAAAAGGCACAATCCTTGACTTAGGTCAAGAATTCTATTTAGAAGTAGGACATAGTGCACAATCAAACTTTGAGATTGATGACGAAGTAACATTTTCAAGCGGTGCTTCAGGATATATTTCATATATTGACGATATCGATTCAAACCGTCAGATTTATGTACGTAATCTAAAAGGTAATGTAGAAGTCGGTGATCAGTTATTTGCTCAGCGTGGCGGTACAGGTACTATCGAATCAATCGGTATTGATGACTTCCCGAACAGACTAGTTGGTCGAGGTGGTGGTTGTCTACTTGCAGACAGAGCTGTTCTAGATACTGACTCACTTTATACATACGTACTTTGTTTTGGTTTCACACCTCGTACTCAAAACGGTACAGGTTACGTTGCTAAGAACGGTGCTGGTGTCAACGGTATCGGTTCATTGTCAATCTTTACTCGCCAAGCGTTCTTTGCTCTTGATGGCGGTCAAATGACATTGAACAACTCAGGTTCTCAGTTTGGTGACATCTCAATGCGTGCACGTGGTAGCACAGTAATTATTAAGCCAGCTGAAGCTCCTAGAGATTCTGATAAGCAAGGTCTTAACTTAATTGCAAACACCACATTTGCTGATCAGCTTGATGAGAATTCACAAGATATCGTCGATAATATGGTATATTATCTTACTGCAAATACTACAACAGGATTTAATGGCGCGCCTGGTCTTGGCTATCAAGGTTATAATGCAGACAAGTGTTTCCGCGATACGGGCCTAATTATCGATAGTGCTTCATATGACGTCGCAACAAACGGTAACTACTGGGGTCGTTTAAACGGTATTACTTATCAATCACCAATCTCATATGTTGTTGTTAATGAACAGCTTACAGAGACAGTTGGATCTGTTGAGCATATCAAAGAGTCAGTTGACTTTATCTTTGAAAATGCAAATACTCAAGTTCAATCGCGTTTGGATAGATCATTCGACGAAACAATTAACATTTTAAATAACGGCGAAGCCGCGGCAAACCCAATTATATTTGCTACAACTGGCGATCAGCATGCTGTTGCAGCTCGTGAGCTTGTTCAAGATAACAGAGATTTGATCATTAGCGAATTCGTTGATTGGATTGATAATAACGAAGAATTCTACGCATATGATAGCGCCAAGTGTGAGCGCGACATTCAAGAGTACATTCTACCTGCAACGAAGTTTGACATGTTGCTGGATACAAACTACAACTCTGTCACAACAGGTCTTGCGTATTATGTTAATACTGCGAGAACAGTATTAGAAAATCAAAGAAATGAAACAATTGCTTCATTCCAAAGATTACGCAAAACAACAGATGAATTGATTCAAGCAAACTCAGCTCCTGCGGCTGCAGATGCGTACAAATCATTCAATACAATTATTAATGCACTTCAAAACACTGGAGACAAGTATACTCCAACAAATGCTACATATGATCCAGTAACTGGTAATATGGTGATTACGATCGGTACTCACGATCTAACACCTGGTCGTTATGTAAATCTTGGAAAAGAAAGCTTTGTATTTAAGTGCTCAAGCGATAATTACACTACTGAAATTCTTCATCCAAGAATTCAAGAAAAAGCTTATTTAGCTGCTCTGCCAATTATTGCTGTGTCTGCAAAAACGATTACAGTAAATCCAGGCATGACTGCAGCAAATTACGAGCATAGATTTGTAAGAGCTGCTGACGATTGTGTATCAGTAATTGGTGATGCAATTACGTTTAGTGATAATACATCAATCGCTGCTGATAAGAGAAATGCTCGTAAGCAACTACAAACTAACAAAGAGTTCATTCAAGATTATATGATGGACTGGGTTGATGACGAATATTACGTTTACGACTCTAAAAAGTGTAAGAGAGATACTGAAGAATATATTTTACCAGCTGTCCAACGAGACATGATGCTAGGTACGAACTACAACGCAATTCAAACTGGCGCTGCATACCGTACTAAGTCTGGTGAAGTAAGCGTTACAGATCAGCTAACACAAACCGTTGGTTCAATTAACTACATGAAATCAAAAGTTGCTGACATCTTAACAGATTCAATTGCTGAAGATAGAGCAAATGCTGCTTTTGATGAAATGACTCGACTATTAAATAACAACGGTAAGAAATATACGCCAACAAATGCGGCTTATGATCCAGCAACAGGTTCAGTTGAGATCACAATTGGATCTCACGATTTCGCAGTTGGCGACCAAATTTATCTTGAGCCAAATAGCTTAACATTTACTTGTGCTCTTGATAGTAACGCAACTGAGCATTCTTATCCTACAAGAGACTTTATCAAGTATACTCCATCAAATGCAACTTACGATCCTGCAACAGGTGAGTTTAGTGCAACAATTGGTACAAATGCTTTAAAAGCCGGTGATCTCGTAGAGTTCAAACCAGGAAGCATTGTATTTACTTGTGCAATGGATAACAATGCAACTAACCACCCTGCTCCAGAATCACATCATCCATTCTATAAAAAGCAGATTGTAATTGACGCTGTAATCGGCGACACAATCTATATGAATGTTGGTGCTGTAGAGAACGGTGGCGGAGCTCATACGTTTGTAAGCGCTACAGCAAATGCTATTGAAGCTGAGAAGAGACATCCAGCATGGAAAAAACCTATCTCAATTTCTGCAAGAACAGCAACAACAATTACTGTAAACGTTGGTGAGTCAAGCGATACTTCAGTTCATACATTCGTATCAGCAACTACAAATGCTGTTCGTGAAGCGGATATGTGGACAGGTACATTTACACCACAAACTGCAACATACGATCCTATTTCTGGTGACATGGTTCTTACAATCGGTCAGCATGACTTGCCGGTTGGTAAGTGGCTTAAAATCGCGCCAGAATCAATCGTATTTAGCTGTGATGTTGGTGGTGTAGTTGGTAACGATGCTGCTCCTTTATACGATCACCCAGCTTATCAAGAACCTGTGAGAGTAAAAGCAGTTACTGCTGATACAGTTACAGTCAATGTTGGTAACGCTAATGGTCACGCAAACAACCACACATTCGTAAGTGCTGAAGCAGATTGTATTGATGCAAATGGATTGTATTTCTCAGATCCTGCTAAATATCTAAAAGCTTATACACCAACTGATACGCTTTATGCAGCAAATACTGGTGTTATGGAAATCACAATTCCTGGCCATGATCTAACAACTTCAGATCATATTGAATTAATGCCACAATCATTTGCATTTAGCTGTGCACATAACGGCGGAGGAACAGACTTCCACCCACGTATTGGTGAGCCTAATTATCAAATGCCTCTTGAAATTACTGCAACAACGGCAAATACAGTTACAGTAAATGTTGGCGCGGCTGGAACAAATACAGATATTCATACATTTGTATCTGCTGACGAAGGTGCAGTTGTAAAAGTAAGATCTACAACTCAAGGTGTACGTGCTAGAAAAATCTTGCAAGCTAACAAAGAATATTTGATGGCTGAAGTTGAAGCATACATGAAAGAAAACTACTTTGTTTATGACAGAGAAAAGTGTATGCGCGATACAGGCATTATTCTTGATGCAATTGCCAGAGATATTGCAACAGATTCAACATTAAATGCTTACTATACTGGTAGAGGTTATCGTATCGGTACTGTAGGCGCAAATGCAGTCATTAACCAGCAGCTTACTCAAACTGTTGGAGCAATCACTTGGCTTAAAGGTAAAATCGCAACTGACGTTCTTACAGATTCAGCCGCGATTGTAAGCTCTAACGCTGGCTTCGATATCATTATCGATATTATGACAAACGGCTTTGGCTCTGCTGCTGATCCAATATATGGCGACATGTCACTATCACCTGAGCATCGTAAAGCTCGTGGCGCACTACAAGCTAACAAAGAGTTTATCCAAAAAGAAACAATTGCATGGATCTCTGCAAATCATCCGGGCTTTACATATGATGTAGCAGCTTGTGAAAGAGATATGGGAATCTTTGTAGACTTGGCTGCATGGGATGTTGCTCACGGTTCAAATGCTGCAACTGCAACAAACTCAAAGCTTTACTTTGAAAATGCAATTCCAGTCTTAGACGATAACGAAGTAGTTCCAACTGCTGAAGCTTACTTCCATGCTTCTAAAATGATTGGTCAAATTTTAAGAAATGAAGTTGTTGATAATCTTCAAAATACAGTAACACAAACTATTGTAGATTCAACAACAACTTATACACCAACAAATGCAACTTACGATCAAGCAAACGGTAATTTTGTAATGACAATTGCTGGTCATGATTTCAAGTATGGTGACAGACTAACATTGGAGCCAAACTCTTTCTCATTCACGTGTACAATGGATGGAGACCAGGCTGCTAAAACTTATCCAAGAGCTGGGCTTGACCCATATGCATTAAAACCATATGTTGTAACAGCAGTAACTACAAATACTGTTACTGTTGACGCTGGTGCTTCTGGTCCTAACAAATACTTTACTCCAACAGCCGCTACTTACGATGCTGTAAATGGAGATATGGTGGTTACTGTTGGCCAACACGGATTGAGAGTTGGAAACGGTGTTGTTCTAGTAGATAATTCATTTACATTTACTTGTGACCAAGATGGACATGCTACTCAGCATACATATCCAAGACCAGGATCAGATCCATATGCTGGTGATTCTATTGCTATCACAAACGTTGGTCAAACAGAACATACACCAACTTATGCTTCATACGATGCTGCTTCTGGTGATACAGTAATTACAATTTCAAATCACGGATTTAGCAATGGTGATTATATCATGATTGCTGATTATGGATTATCTTATACATGTGATCTTGACAATCACTATGTAGCAAAAGGATACCCAAGAACAACAGATTATGCTACAAATCGTTGGTTAGAAATTTCAGATGTAACTACAAACACATTTAAAGTAAATGTTGGTCCATCAGCATATACTGGTGAGCATAGATTTGTATCAGCTACTGCAAATTGTATCAAGCGTCAAGATGGAACGTTTACAATTAACGTTGGTAACGCCGGATCAGCTTCTGGTTCGACACACATCTTTGTAAGCGCTACAACAAATGCTATTAAGCACGAGCCACAAACAGCTCATACATTTGTATCTGCATCTGCAAACTCGGTTAAGCGAGCTAATATGGCTGAAGCTTATACACCAACCGACGTAAACTACGATCATATC